CCATAGCCATAGCCATTGCCATAGCCGTAGCCGACGATCATTTCAGCCCCCAGTCATCAGAGACCGGCACGCTGAAGATTTCAGCCCCAGCGGGGATGTCAATGTCTGCGTGAGGCCGAATGTCGGCTTTGCTGGGGTCGTCAATGACTGCGCCAAAACCGCAGGAGGCCCACTTGAATACCCATACGCAACGCGACAGGTAGATGCGTCCATCTTTGCGGGTTACGTCTCCCGCGTAAATCCAGCCGCGATCAATGACGACCACAGCGCGATTGCCTGCCCGTGCGACAGGCATGTATTCAATTCCGTTGAGAGTGATTGTTTCCATGGTGATATCACTGTTGAATGTTGCCCCGGATAGGCTCCGGGCGGGCCTGGTCCTCAGAGGATTGCGAAGTCAGCGGCGGTCGTACGGCCGGCGAAGGGATTGAAATGGCAGATCATGCCAGCCCTCGCAGGGCCGGTGCCATCGGGATCAAACAGGATCCTCTGCGCAGTGCCGGCACTGCCTTGGCGGAGGAATGTCGGCAGGGCAGCAGGCGCCTTGGCACCTTCGACGTAGCTGAACGCCTGGCCGGCGGTCAGGCCGAATGCGGCAGCATCAATGGCGATGCGGTCAATGCCGGCCTGATAGTCCAGAATGAAATCAGCATGTTTCTGGCCGGAGTGGCTGAACAAGAAAGTGTCAGCAGCACCGCCTCCAAGGAGTTCATCATTACCAGCACCACCGTTAATGATGTCGGATTGGGCAGAGCCTTGGATGCTGTTAGCGAAGTTGTTGCCGTTGATGATCATTGCTAGTAGTCCAAGAAAGTTGAGCACAGGCTGAGGACGAGGCTGTCCCCCAGACCTGCGCCCATTGTGGCCCCATTTTGCGCTGGTGTCAACAAGGGAGGAGCGAAGAGACCATTAGGCATCCTTATAGGCAAACTTGGCTCCCACTAGCGGGGATGACCTCCAAGCCTTAGCCATAACGTGATAATCGCCAATGATTTCTAGTTCAGCAATGCGATGGCAGCGATCTAGGAGGGCTTTACAGGCGTCCTTTCGGAGCTTATTGGGTTGGCGTCTTGGTTCATGTAATTCCACTAGCGCAAAATCTGCCAATTCTTCCACATCGCTTAAATCAGACGTGACCAAAATGAGTTGCTCCCCACGAGAGCGAATCTTCCCCCATGCTGGATGAGGCAATGGCTCTTCTTGGCCAATCTCTTTCGCATCGCCGTGCAAAGCTCGTGGCACCACCACCGTTTGCTGCTTTTCGTTGTATTCAGCAGGGAAATAGGAAGCGATGGAAGGGGCAGGGTGGTTCATTGTTGCTAGTGGTGCCCAGGCATCGTAAGCCTTTTAGAGCTTTTCGTCAATCGTGCTGGGCAATAGTTGCGTGCCTTTAGGGCCAATGTTTTCAGCTTCTGCGAATTGAATTTCAATGGCCAATTCCTTTGCTTTTTGTTCCTCGGCTTCAGCATCAGCTTTAGCCAAAGTGGCAGACAAGTCTTTGAGAAAATCATGGTAGCTTTTCTCTTCTTTTGCTGCCGTTGGCAAGTTATTGAGACCAACAATTTTGGCTTGTTCGGCAATGAGGTTTTTGGCCACATTAAGGAAACCAACATCACCAGCGCTTTCCTCTACCGTGACTGTTACTTCCTCACTTTCTTCTCCATTGCCCAAGCTCTTGGTAGTTGTCTTTGTCTTTTTCTTGCTTTCATGGAAAGCCGCTAATGCTTGATTCTTTAGATCAATGCTTTCCTGGAGAAGCCTAGCACGATGGAGGTCAGCGGTTTGCAGAATGTTTTGAGTGTATAAGTTGCGTGCATACTCCCTATCTTTATTAACAGTTTCTTTGCTCATAATCAAGATTTGGCTAATCTGCTCATTGCTGAATGATGCAGCAACAAGTTGATTCACCATGAGCCGTCTTTTGTGAATGTTTAATGGACCATAATTAAGACGGCTATTGCGATGGGGAAGATCCCGGATTTCCTGGATTTCTTGTTCTGTAAAGCCATTCCTCTTCAGGACTTCTACGGCTTGCTCAAGAACTGGCTCTCCGGGATCGTACTGACGACGGTGCATGGTGCTTAATTGTTTGGCACCATAATAGCAGGAAACTAGAAAGCCTCCTCTTCTTGGTTTTTAGGGAAATTAAACACCACGCTGGTTTTACCTGGTTTTTGCTCGTAGTCACCCAAGTCATCAGCAAGAGCTTTAAGGCGCTTATAGGCAGCCTCTGCTTCATTGACTGCTGGGCCATAGGTTTTGGTGGTTCGAGTTTCTAGGCGCACTGAGCCTTTGCCAGTGGTCCACCCGGTCTCCCTCATTGCTTCTAGCACTTCTTGAATGTTGGCCTTGCAGAGAGCTTCTTGCTGCTCCATTGCTTTTTGTTTGGCCTTAATGCCTTTAAGCTCCTTGATTAGAAGCTCCAGATCCTGCGCTTGCTCTTGGTTCATTGTTCTTGTTGATGAAGTGGACAATTTCCTCATAGCTCCCCCTCCAATGCCTTTCGCCATTGTTGTCCTTAGTGGCATAGAGCATACGAGCCACTCCATTGCTTGAAAAGCCATAGTGGCGAATCACGCTAATTTCTTGCCCATTGTGAGCAAGAGAGGGAAGGTGATCGGGCTGACGAGGGCGAGAAATCACTGAGGCGAACCAAATCTACAAGACAGAGTAAGAGGAGTCAAGAGAATTAGCAGAGACAGTGAAGCCCGTTGGCAGGTTCGCCTAACGGCGATGGCCGAAACGGGCTAGCCAAAGGAGCCTAAGCCAGAGGAACCTAGGCGGAAGGAGCCTGCAGGACAGCACTCGGTTCCGTTCCCAGCATATATCGCGTGTCAATAGGGCCACTGTTTCGGGCAGGGCTTGACAGCGGGAAACGGTGGGGCTATCGTCTGAGAGTTGTTTGCCCCACTGAGCTATGGACTTGACTGATGTCTTAGAACAGCACCGTCTTTGGCTGGTAACGAGCGGGCGCGAGGGGCGCCGGGCCGATCTGAGCGGGGCCGACCTGCGCGGGGCCAACCTGCGCGGGGTCGACCTAAGCGGGGTCATCCTGCGCGGGGCCGACCTTCGCGCGGCCGATCTGATCGGTGCCAACCTGCGAGGAGCCAATCTGAGCGGTGCCGACCTGAGCGGTGCCGATCTGAGCGGTGCCGACCTGCGCGGTGCCAACCTGCGAGGAGCCAATCTGAGCGGCACCGGCCTAATCGGTGCCGACCTGATCGGTGCCAACCTGATCGGTGCCAACCTCAGCGATGCCGACCTGAGCGGGGCCAACCTGAGCGGTGCCAGCCTGCACAACGCCGACCTGAGCGGGGCCAACCTGAGCGGGGCCAACCCCAGCGATGCCGACCTGATCGGTGCCAACCTGATCGGTGCTATTGGCCTCACCATCGCCGCTGATGCCCCGCAACGGCTGCTGGCCGTAGCACGTGCCGCGCTGGCCACAGACTCAGCTCTGCAAATGGACGAATGGCACACATGCAAGACCACTCACTGCATTGCCGGTTGGGCGATCCATCAGGCTGGCGAGCCAGGCCGGCTGCTGGAGGAGACTCACGGCCCAGAGGTCGCCGGGCGGATGCTGCTCGGCCACGATGCGGCCATGCATTTCCACGACAGCAACGACGACGCCCGCGCCTGGCTGCAGTCGGTGCTGGACGCTGCTGAGGCGGGGGAGGTGGGGGCATGAGCACTTCCACAGTCTTAAAAGCAGGCCAGGCGCCCCTCATGGTGGGGCAACGATGGAAAGACAAAACTGGCAAAATCGTAGAACTACTTGACTACAACTGTTCCACCAAATACTTTATTGGAAAACGAAACGGCCACTTAAATCACATCTATGACTATCAAGGCCACGAAATGTTCGGCCTAGATGGCGAAATGGATCTTGTTGAGCTGATAGAAACTGGCCCGTTGTTTGAGGCTGGTCAACTATGGTTGAGGGCCGATGGGGCGCAACTCCGTTTGCGCAAGAGTCAAGACGGCTTACGTGCATATTTTGTGAATCCAGAAGACGATGAGGACGAACCTTTTGCTGCCTCTGTCGAATGGCATAGGCCAGGCCTATGCGTCAACTTGGTCAAACTTCTGCAGCCTAATAATTGCTGCTTGACTGCTCCATTGCTTAAGCCTCCACTTGGCCTTCGTCCACGTTTCGTTGTGTTAGAAGAACGAATAAAAGAAATCAACAAAGCTATTGAAAGGTATAGGCAGGCTCAAAAGACCATTCCAGCGGAATGGTACAACGAAAAAAGCTTAATCAATGACGAACTAGATCTCCTTTCTTTTAATCGTTGGTGGGATCTTGAAGGGAGTGGAATGGCTCCCGAGAAAGGCGAGGACCAAGAAGCGCATGTCCACCGCATTTCACGCATTGCTTGGAGTAATGGTTTCTTTAAGGCGCGATGCTATGAAGCTACTCTCTGATTGGACACGATGTCAAGACCATTCTTGTCCATGGCATCAAAACTGCGCTCGCTGGCGACAACGAGCCGATGGAAATAGCCAAGCGGCCACCATGCGACACCCCTCCTCAAGCTCTTGTGACTATTTTGTCCCTCATGACTGATTCCAAATCCACGATTCTGCCTAAGTTTGAAGTGGGCCAGACTTGGCGCACAAGAAAAGGCGACACTTGCGCAATTACGCAGATAGCCAACCATTGTGAGTATCCTATTGCGACTGATCTTTATGGCCCATCTTGGAAGGCCTGGTACGACTTAAATGGAAATAGCTGCTTTGGTAATGGCGACCATGAAGACGATCTGGTCTCCTTGGTGAAGCCTGTTATTGCCATTGACAAGCCCGAGAAAGAGCCGACTCCCGCCCCCATCATTATGCCCAACTCCGCTGAATTTCTCCTCCCTCAGTCCATTGTTAATGGCGATACACCATTTTACGTAGTAGTGGCCATTGATCCCGACGATGGCGAAAAACTTGTATGGGAAACACCGATGCCAGAAGGAGCAACTCTTGAGGCTGCACTTAAACAACGCCTTCGGTTAAATCCGCGCTATTCCGTGTCCTACATTGCCGAATGCCGTATCATTCCTCTTCTAACACAACAATCATGATCTCTGCCAAAGCATTTGCTATTCGCAAACGCCAGTATCTCACTCAGCTTTTGTCCCTACCACTTTCGTTGATTGAGCGTACAATCCTCCTGCAGCCTTTTCTAGCTGATTGCTGGAACTAGCTTTCTCTCCATTGCTTTCTTGAGCCGGGGTTTGATCCTCGGCTTTTTTGTTGCCAAAGCCGTTGTTGTAGATGATGGCCATACCTAGTCAAATGAGCAAGTTCTTTCCAATAATAAAGCCCCTGCAAAAGGGGCATTGGCTGAGCGGCAAAAGGCGCATTGCTTAGTCCTTAAAAGAAGTCATCATCTTCTGCCTCAGCATCGGCATTGCCCTCTTTAGTTGGATTCTCGATAACTGCCGAATAGTTCCAATCGTGATAAAGCCTATCCCTTTCGCCATTCGGACCAGTCTGCCAGGAGCTAGTGATCAGCCCTTGGCGTCGTGCCACTTCCAGCATCTTGCGAGTGCCACCAACGTCCCAAGAGCCAACAATGGCTGCCACTTGCCTGCAGGACAGCCTTTCGTTCCGCCTTGCTCCTAGTGCTGTCACAACTGCCTCTAGCTCGTCCAGGCTGCCTCCTAGCGGGCCTCCATAGCGCCAGCCATAGTTCATTGGCTCCCGAGTCAGGACGTGTTTGCCGCTTAGTCCCGCCCGACTCTTGAGCCATTCAAGCGTGAACTGGTTATTGTCATAACCGCCCTCCATTCGATTAAACTTAATCACTTCGCTCACGTTGTCTACAAAAGCACTACTGTCACGCAATCCTCCAGTCTTATTCAAGTGGTGAAGGATGACAATACTGCATTGATACTGATTGGCCAAATCTCGCAAACCATAAATAACATCACCACTAGAGCTTTTCGTTAAGTCAATGTTCATGCCAGACAGGCACGAAGTAAGGCTATCAATGACAACAAAACTAGGGCGATGCTTACGGATGAACTCCTCCAGTTGCTTAATATGAGCAAAGCGCCAATTCTCCCAAAAGCTAATCATGCCAGGCTCTAGCCCAGCATCGGCATAACCAATAACGGCCAATTTCTCTGTAGTATCCACAAGTGGCTCATCACTCTGAATGATTAGCACTTTGCCTTTTGCGCATCGTCTATTGCTCCATGGCTTACCTAGGGCAATGGACAAAGCCCAGTTATAGAGCAAACTGCTTTTCCCACATCCGCCTTGAGCCGCCAATAGCATCACTGTTCCTTGCGGCACAATGCCTGCAATGAGCCATTCCCTACATTGATCGCTATTGGCAATGGTCAAAGCATCAATGGTTTCAATGGTTTCACGGCCATGCACTCGCCCCTTGGCTTCGTCTACGAGCTTATCAATGTTCTGCTGTGGCATTTTGATGCCTTTGCGTTCCAACCACGATGCAGTTTCGTAGTAAATGCGAGCATCATTGTTGCCAAATAGGCCAACAAAGTCTTCGATGGAGGAAATGATTTCGTCATAACCTGGCTTGCCATCAGCGTTCTGATGGCGCCCTTTGGAAACAATGGCAGAAAGCAAATCGTCTTTTGTGGCACCTTCGCCTTGAATCCAATCGCCAATGTCATAGCCATTCTTGCTGGGAAGATTATCCCATTCCCAAGAATCACCATCAGCATAAAGCCATTGTGCGCCAGGATTATCAGCCTCAACTTCCTTCATGAAGGCCACTCCAGGCTCATCACGATCAGGGCAAAGGACTAGGCGATAATCACGAAAGATGGTGGAATAATCACCATTGCTGCGATATTGTTTGCTGCCGCCAAGAAAGCTAATGGCTGGTAGGCCAATGTTCCATATTGCATCAGCTTTTAGCTCTCCTTCGACAATGAAAATTGGAAGGCCGTTTTCGTTGCTAGCTTTTATGGCTTCGTGATAACGATATGGCAGGATTGTGGCCTTAGCCTCCTGCAGTTGGAGCTTTGCCGATGGAGAATTGGTGTCAATGGTGGGGAAATCTTGCCAGATGCGCTTACTGTCACTTTCACCATCGTCCTTTCTATTGACGACAACAATGGTTTCACCCTGCTCGTTTTGGTAATGGAATTGATGAAATGCCTCTTGTCGTCTAGGCTTTTCCCATCGTTCCATTGGGGCTAGAGTATTGCGGATTTCAGCGCGATGCTTGGGGGATGGGTCCTGAAAACAAGTGTAAGCACCAGTGGTTTTGTTGATGGACAAGTTGTTGCCTTGGCAGGCAGGGCAGATGAACTTACCGCTTTCCTTGGCTGGAACCAATGAGTCTAAGTAGTCCAGGATTGAGAAAGACATGGCCATGGATCGCGCCTTGCCATTGTGGCACCCAAGTTTCCGACCGTCAGAAACAGCCTGATAAGCAAGCCTTATGGGGCAAAACAGGGAAAGGTGGGGCTAGTGGGCCTATGGTGGTTCAGTTCCATTCTCCGCTGCCAATGCCCTAATGCTGTACGACCAGCCCAAACGCAAAATCCACTTTGCGCTCACGCCCACGGCCCTAAGTCGTCTTAAGGAATTATCAGCTAACGCTGAGCTAAGCCTTAGTGAAACCTTAGAGCGGCTGTTACGCTCCACTCCTGCCCATGAAGGGCTTGTCCTTTGCAATGAAAACTGGAACAATGACTGAAGAACAAAATGCCGCTTTGGCTGCTTTGACCGATCGAACACTGGGACTGTTTGCCCCTTTGGAAATTAGTTACGAGAAGTTCAAGGCCGCCTATGAGCTTCCCATTGGGGAGCATGTTGAAAAGAACTACAAAGGCTTGTCCTACTTGTCGTGGCCTTTTGCATTCCGCTACTTCTACGAGCATTTCCCTGGCCTTTACGTCCAGTTTGAGGAAAGCAGGAATGGCTGGCCCGTGTTTGGTGAGCCTGGCGCCTATATTCTCCGGCCTTTTATCACCGATGGAGTGAGGCGGACAACGGCGCTTGTGTTTCCAATCATGGATAACAAGCACAATTCAATTCAAGCTCTAGATGCTAGGGCCATTAGTGACAACTGCCAGCGAGCTACGGTCAAAACCATTGCCACTTTCACTGGCCTAGGACTGAAACTCTATTCCGGCGAGGACATTCCAAGGGACGATTCAGCGTCGTCTGCCTCTGCTCCTGCCTCTCCTCCATCGTCTTCCCCTTCTGCGCCAGAGCAGTCGCCTGATGCCGCTTTTGACGGGCGGGCAGCAGGCTTGGCCTTGGCTAATGCTGGAGTGTTTGGCCTAGATCGGCAGGCAGTGATCACTTTGGCCAAGAATGCCCTAGAAACCATGGGCCTCAAGGCTTCTGCGGACCTCAAGTCTCCTCAGCAGTTTGGCCTTTTGTGTCAAACCATGATGGCGGCTTGGACTAAAGACAATGGCATCAAGATTACCAAGCCTGCAATGGCCAAAGAAATGGAAGCCTTGCAAGTGGAAGCAGAGAAAGGCGCAGAACAAGCTATTGCATTCATTGCAAAGTTTGTTGAGGAAAAAAAGTAATAGTGGCAGCGGCCCGCCTTGCGCGGGCCTTTGCCGGAACCATCATCATCCCCGAGGAACAATGTTAATTGCCAACTGCAAAGCGCCACGAATAGATCCGTCTTGGATGCCTTTTCAAAACAAAGAAGAAATTGAAGTTGGTCCATTACCCGGCCAATTTACAGTAAATGACACACAAGCGTTCGCTCTCGGATGCTATCAGGCATTTCCGCACATTGATGACGCTTATCCAGACGTCCATTTTGTAATACTCGTGACCCAAAGCTATCGCCACGTACTTTCAGATGCTTCTATGTATCCACGACAATACATCCTTAAAAAGGGAGATTTAGTCATTATCAATCCCATGGAATTACATTGGCTATATCAAGCTCCATTGTCACCATTACATTTTGGACGCCGAGGATATTGGCTCGGTATTCAATGGGAAGTACCCAAAGAAAACAGTGACGACAACTTAAAACGCTTTGTGTCTGCAGTAGTGGCACAATTTCACGGCAAATGGAAAGGTCGATATGATGCCGGTAACTATGCCCACCTACTTCCCACCTGATCCCCACGGAACAATGCTAATTGCTCATTGCAAGCCTCCCATAATTCCTAAACATCAATACCCTCCACGCAGAACTGAAGTTAGCTTTGGCTATGTTCAGCGTAGGCTGAAAATCAATTCCGTTATACCAGACCTTATAGGCTGTTACAGTTGCCCACCGCACGATGATTCGCATATAGGTAGCCAATACTTTGTCATCATGACGATTGAATGCGGCCAGCATTTTGTTTCTGATGTGCGCCATCTGCCGAACGAGGAATCTCTTAAGCCAGGCTCATTGTTCATCATTGATTCCATGGTGACTCACTGGCTATTGCATGATGATTACAATGTGTCCAAGCTTCCCAAGCGAGAATACTGGGTTGGCCTAAGCTGGAGCGTGCAAAAACGTCACCTAAAGTCCATGGTAAGCAACATTGTTAAAACTTTTGATGGAAAATGGGCGACAAGATCTTGCGCCGGTCGTTATGCCCGCCTGATTCCCTCCTAATGACTTTTCAGCATTTTCCTCCAGCTCGAATAAGTCTCAATGGCAAGCGACATTACATTGTGCCATCTGGACTTCCTTTTGTGCAAGAAGGCTTAGTCTTGCCCAGTATGACAACAGTTTTGTCTGCCACTGCTCCAGTGGGCAAGATCATGGCGCTAATGAATTGGCGCAAGCGAGTGGGGGTAGAGGAGGCAAATCGTCGCACCAGAATGGCAGCAGATCGTGGCACTTGGATGCACAAAATAATTGAAGACTTCTTCAATGAACAGGACATTGAAACTGCCCTTGAATTAAGCCCTAAGTATCGCCCATACTTTGACGCTATTTGCGACTTTCTCTTGACCATTGATCAATGCGTATTGGCCGAAAGTGCTATTGCCTATGGTTTTGATCCTGGCTTTGGCTACACTGGCACGTTCGATCAGCTTGCCATTATTGGAGGGCAATACGTGTTGATTGATTGGAAAACGTCTTACAAGGAAAAGCCAGACTACCAACTTGCTGATTATCGTCAACAACTTGGTGGCTATGCACAAGCGATTGAGCAAATGTATGGTATTGAAATTGATCGTGCGCTATGCGTAATTGCCGTTTATGACCCAGAAGATCCTGAAAGCAAGCCATCACGGCAAATCATTGAAGCCGATGGAGGAGAGCTAGTGGCCTTGGGCGCACTTGTACGGCAACGTACCGTACAGTATTTTATTAACCACTACCCTGGCAGCAGGCCCTTCACGTTGACAATGGACAGGGGCTGAGCTACGATTAGCAAGCCGAAAGGCATTTTCCTACTGATCTGACAATGGCCCGTCCTCCGTTTAGTGGCGCAATCGACCTGACGCCCGAACTGCTGAATGCGCTCAAAGCCAAAGGCCCGAACGAGCGTGGTAACTACAGCCTTGACTTTGCGTGCTGGGAAGCGCGTGAACGTCGTTCTGACAGGTCTCCCACTCACACTGGCAGCGTCAAGGTGAAGGGTGATCGTGATGGCACTCAAGGCAAAGGCTATGCCTCCATGTGGGTGAATGACGAAAGCGACGCTTTTTGATCTGATTGCCCGTTTTGCAGTTGGAGGGCTGTTTCTTGCATTGTGCATCGGAGCAGCCCTCCTTTCTCCTATTCCTTCACCATGACAGAAATCATCAGTCCAGCGCAAGTTCTGTACCCTCTTGATAGTCGCGGCAAGTTTCCCCATGCAGGTGATTACAGTCCAATCATTCAGAGTTTCGGCATGGTTTTGGCGCAAGAAGATCTTGGCTGGTATCAAGGTGATACAGTTGCAGTTCTTCAAAACGATGACAAGGGTTTTGGTTTTTTGACGTTCGCCTACGGATCGTGCTCTGTCTGTGATTCTCTGCAGTCTTGCAGCACGTACGCCGAAGTGGATGAACTGATCAACGAACTTGAAAATCAGATTCGTTGGTTTTCGTCTTTACAGGAAGTCAAAGACTATGTTGTGGACGACGAGAACCGAAAGGGTAGTTGTTACTACCACCATGATGAATGGTCCGATTTCAAGCGCAAAGTTCAAGCTCTCTGATTCTCCTACTATGATCTACAACGACAAAGCCCTGCAAGTCCTGCAAGACGGCAAGGAAGTTTTCTTTCCTTACCATGGCAAAAAGTGTCGCTTGAATGACAATGGGCGGAAAGCAGTGTCTTTCGGCTTGAGCCAAGCAGGTTATGACATTACATTGTCACCTGAGCGATTCCTAGTCTTTACACCACCAGAAGATCATCCAGTGTTTTTGTGCCCCAAACTCAGTCAAGTGATTGAACCAGTCACGGCAGAACTACAAACCACTGATGAAGGAAGCTTTTTCTGGCTGCCTCCCCATTGTTCAGCTTTGGGGGCATCAGTGGAGCTATTCACCATGCCCAATCACGTCATGGGGTTTGGTTTTGGTAAGTCCACTTATGCCCGTCTTGGTATTATTGCTAATATCACGCCCATTGAACCTGGATGGTGCGGCCACTTAACGATTTCGATTGTCAATCCAACGCCAATGTTTGCCCGGATTTGGGCCAATGAAGGCATTGCGCAGATTGTACTGGCCGACTGCGGAGAAGTGGAAAAGCCATACGAAGGGGCTTACCAGAATGCAGCAACAGTGCCGATGCTGGCGACGGTTTGAGTAAAGGAGGGCCACTGGCCCTCTTTTTGTTTAGACTGTCAGGCAGTTAATTGCTGCTTGTGCACCGTCAGAACTCCCCCACACTGCACAAAAATGCCAGTTCCCTAGAGCGTAAGTTTTGGGGCACTTGGGTTTACAATTTCCCTAACCTGCCTCTTTATAGCGAGTTTGATGACATTCCAACATGGGAAGATGACTATGCGCAAAGGCTAAGGAAAAGCAAGCGCAGTCGGCGCTATCGGCTGGACTTTGCTCACGAGGAAAGCAAAGTGGGCATTGAAATTCAAGGTGGCATTTACACTGGCGGGCGCCATGTGCAAGGCATGGGCTATGAACGTGATGCCATTAAGTACAACTTAGCTTTTGCTGATGGTTGGGTGATCTTTTTGATTACTCCACAAATGGTCAGGGAGCAAAGATGGTACGAAGTAATCGCCGCCACCATCCGGAGTCGTACCGGGAAGCACATTCCTGGAGTAGAGCATCTGCCGCCACTAGATCTGACGCCTGCGCGTCAACCGTCTGCCGGAGCCTGATGTTTTCAATCATCAGTCCTTGGAAGGCAGTTTGCAAGGCGCCATAGGCATCAACAAGGTTTTTGGTGTTTCCCTTGAGGGCTTCTAGGTCAGTGCAGTGGTCAACGGCAGTCTTTGCTGCAATTAGCGAAAACTCACGCTCAGCAGTGTGATCAAAAGGACCCATGGTGATAAGAAACTTGCGGCCATTGTAACTAGCCATCACAGGAAGGGTAAAGGCCATGATGATTGAGAAACGCTTGGTCTATACGACTAGGCTAGATAAGAGAGCACGTTATTGCTACAGAATTGAGCATGTGGAGGAGGCGGGGAGACCGAAACCAGATGGGTGGATTGCCCGCCGCCACTACCTGCCCCCTTCACCCAAGGGCTACCAATGGACGACAGGAGAGGCTGTAGTGATGGTGAAATGGACAGCAGCAGGATGGCTAGCCACTGCCATTGAAGGCACCCTGGAAAGGCTGGAGAAGCAAGGCAATAGGCTTTGCGCCAAAGTCAAATGGGACAACGGAGGGCGGATTAGTGCTATCGTGCCATTGCAACGCATTCGGCCTCTATGGCTAGTGAAGGGCTAAATCAGCGGTTTCCGCTTGACGACGGGATTGGCAAAGTTGTATTGCTTGATGCCATGGGCGATGACTTGGCCATCGTGAATGATGCCAAGCAAAGCTATGATCGTTATTCACAACAATTTGGCGAGAAAGAGCAGGGGCTTTTGAGCTTCCTGCTTTCCAATAACCACACCTCTCCATTGCGAGGGAGTATTTTACGCTTTCACGTTAAGGCGCCACTATTCATTGCTCGCCAGTGGTTCAAGCATGTTGTTGCTTGCACTTACGTTGATGATCAGCTTGGCTGGAACGAAAAGAGCTTTCGCTATTGCCAAGCAAAAGATAATGAATACTACTATCCTTCATTGTTTCGTGCTCAATCTACAAGCAACAAGCAAGCAAGCAATGGTGAAATCGCAGAGCAAAGTGAAGCTAGTGCTATTTATAGTCGTGCCGTTGGTGTTGCTGTTGAAAGCTACGTTAGTCTCATTGAAATGGGGGTAGCGAAAGAACAAGCTCGTGCTATTTTGCCAGCGTGTCTTTATACGAGCTTCACTTGGACCTGCTCATTGCAAGCTCTTTTGCACTTTATTGCCTTGCGTCAAGAGGATGGTGCTCAATACGAAATTCGCCAGTATGCCAAAGCCCTTGCCGATCTTGCCTCTTCTCGGTTCCCCCACGTTTTTGCCCTTCTGGAAAATGGTGCCGTCAATGTCTGATTCCATGAACGATCCTGTCAATCATCCCAGTCACTACAAGCAGGGTTCACAAGAGGCCATCATCACAATCGAAGATGCAATTAAAGTTGCGCCTCTCCCAAACTTGGCTTTCCTCCATGGCCAAGCGCTGAAGTACTTGCTAAGGCTTTGGTATAAAGGCAAGCCGAAGCAAGATGCAGAAAAAGCACGATGGTACCTTAACCGCTTGATTGATCAAATGACAGATCAGGGAATGGAATAATTAGTGGCTGCGCTGGAGGCAGACTGTCTGCCTCCGCTAATCTTCCTGCCATCCATGAATTAACCATCACCCATCGAAACAGAATTACCTCGCGTTCTTCTGACCACCATTCTTGAGGGCGCCAGAACTCCAATAGGTCATCACTGGCCTTGATTACATTGCAACGATTACAGGCTGGCACTAAGTTGTAGCGAGAATAGTGCGGGCCGCCTTTGCTTTTGGGAATAACGTGATCCAGCGTTAGCCTTTCATTCCATTTGCCGCAATAAGCGCAACAGCAATGACCCAATGGACCGCGCAGGGGGTAGTCATCGAAAATGGCCTTACGAAAACGTTTGCGAGCATCACCAGGGCGAAGTTCAATTAAGTTATTGAGCAGATCGTCAGGATGGTAGGCCACTTCCATGCAATCGTCGCCACTGCCTATAGCCTAAGGCAAAGTTGAAAAGCAACTTTCCTATAAAATGGAGGAATGGAAATGAAGCAATGGCAGAACCAAGCGACAAACCTTGGCAGGAATGGCTGGGCTCTCTAACGAGCACGGTAACGGCGGCTATTTTGCTGGCCAGTGGTGGCACTTTGATTGCCGTGGGACAACAGCAAGTAAGAATCAATACTCAAATTGAGACCATCACAAAGCTCGTCGATGCTCTGACCAGCAAGGTGGATGGCAAGGCCGATTCTGCAGACGTGGATAACTTGATGGATCGAGTAAGAATCTTGGAGATTAAACGCTAAGCTATTCGTAGTTGCTTTGCTCTAATGACTGCTCTTGAGTACATGGCCATTGGCGCCGTGATTGTTGGCGCCATTGAAACCATCATTGCAATGCTGCCGATCAAGCCCAATTCGCAAGTGGAACTGATCATTGCCATTGCCAAGGCTCTGTTCGCTCCGTATCGCCGCTGATGTCTCGCGTACTGGTGCGTGATATTGTCCGCTTCTACAAAGGGCTGCCCCATCAGGATGCGGCCCTTGTAGAGCTTGACGAGGCATTGTCTAAGCTCATTCCCGATCCCATGGCCAAGAGCCAGCCGTGGTTTGCTACGTGGTCTAGTGCCGGCAAACAAGTAGTGCCCAATCCTGTCCCTTCCATGGTTCCGGCTGAAGGGCTGGCGCTAGTAAAAGAGTTTGAAGGTTGTGAGCTTGAGGCTTATGACGATGGAGTGGGAGTGTGGACGATTGGCTGGGGCAACACTAAGCATTTTAATGGTACTCCGGTCAAGAAAGGGGATCGCATCACGCAAAGCGCGGCTGATGCCATGTTGGCCAATACGTTAGAAAACTTTGTGCTGCCCACTTTGAAGCGCACAATTCCAGGCTGGGACAAGATGAGCGATGGGCAAAAGGGAGCTTTGATGAGCTTCGCCTATAACGTGGGCTGGAACTTTTATGGCCAAGCTGGATTTGAGACCATCACCAGGCGACTTGGTGAGTTTGCATGGGGGCAAGTGCCCGCAGCCATGGTGCTCTACGTTAATCCTGGTACGGCCACAGAGGCTGGTCTGAGGCGACGTAGGGCAGCAGAGGGGGCACTATGGAGCAAAGGCTTGCCTAAGCCTCCAGCGGCTCCTCCAGCGGCTCCTGCGGCCTTTGTGCCTGCCAGTCCCTTTAGCCTGCAAATCACGCCCCACATCACGTATGGTGAGTTTGCCTTGCAGCAAGAGGCTCGACGATTTGTGGCTGCCCATCAATGCGCCACTGCACGATTGATTGCTGAATTTCTGGAGAAAGTGCGGGCTCAGTTTGGTGCGCCCATTGAAATCACTTCAGGGTATCGCCCTCCGGCCATCAATAGGGCCGTTGGAGGAGCTAGCCAGTCCGAACACCTTTACGATGCCCCTGACACTGGTGCTGTGGACTTTCTCGTTACTGGCAAGAGCATTTATGACGTGCAAGATTGGTGCGACAAGAATTGGCCTTATAGCCTTGGCTATGGCGCACAGAAAGGTTTTGTCCACCTCGGCATTAGGCCTGGTCGTCCTCGTATCAGGTGGGATTATTAAACGCTCAAGGTTAGGCGAGTGCGCTCTAAAGAAACATTGGCATTGGCTGAGAAGTTTGCCACTGCTAGTCCCACTTCGTCGCCATTGTTAAGGCTGATGAAATAGCTTGGAATAGTCAATGGAACAGCAGAAGATGAATTGCCAGTATGGCCTCTCACTTCACTGCCTGACACCACAGTTCCGTTTTTGGTTAGCATCAGCCCAAGATGTTCTTGATTGCCAGCACTAGCTTCAGTCGCAACATTGGCTGCAAATACTAGTGTTTGTCCCGTGTTATTGCGCAAGGCAAAACCAGAGCCAATCACTACTCCACTGGTAATGGAGGAATCAAACGTGCCACTAATGGCCACTAGCGTGTATGAACTCTGCACAATGCCAGAGACAGTGCCAATAGTAGAGCGAGCAATTTGTCCTTGATACCGAATGCTGGAGCCAGGAATACCCTGTGGACCAGCAGGTCCAGGTTCGCGCAATACTACGCTGTTTTCCGTATAACTAACAACAACAGTCATGGCCGAAACGAAAAACTCGGATTGAGAGAAGCAGGGCCTTCCAAAAGGCAATAAACTTGCCCTGATGGGCTAGTGGCAAAAATGTCGTATTGACCATTCTCTGTGATGCCACTCGTAACACTGGCTGGCATTACGAGCCTGAAAATACCACTAGCCTGATTAGACCATGGCAAAGAAAAAGAAGCGAGCTTTTGCGTGCCAAGGCGATTGTAAAGGTCAGACTTTAGCGTCCAGCCTGACATATTGATTCCTACTCCATTGGAATCTTGCCACGCCACTTCCAGATCAAACGTCGCACCTTGAGTGATCGTAATTGGAAAACAGGCTTGTTCCATCATGCAAACTTCCGCGATGGACTAGAGGGAAATACGCGATACTTAGCGAGACTTGCTACAACTGGTCCACGATAATTCACATGGTAGCCAGAATAGGCCAATGGAGGGGAAAGCAAGCGACGAGCCTCGTAGTCAAACCTTCCGCCGTAGCGAATAGTCCCCACGAGGTCCAAAGCTCCAATAGTGGCGACAGTACTACCACTGGCAATGATCTTGGCCGCAATTAAGGCGCTAATAGCTTCTTTCTCAGTGGCAAACCGCCAGTATTGATCTTCCATCAAACCACAAAATAGTCAAGTTCAACTTGATAAGGTGTGCCAGAGGCTGCAGCAAACACAGTGCTAGGAGTTAGAGCCAGCCACACTGAAGCGCTCTTAAGCAGGATTTGCTTGTTCAGCAAAGTGCCTTGAGTGACAATGGTTTGCCCTAGGTCCACTGTTCCAAGGAGGTCGCTATAGCCTTTGTACTTGGCACTATCACCACTGTTCACCACTAGGGCCGCTCCATCGCTAATCCCTGATGGTGCTTCATTAAACCAATGCACACGCATTGCCGAATAACCAGACGGTACACCACTTCGCGCCATCTTGACGCGAGCATTAGTGACGAACAAGCTCATGTTGGTTTCGCCGCTAGTCACCACTTCAAATACACCAGATGCCGTGGAACCAACAACGACATTACCAGAATAAGTAAAAGTAGTGCCGGGGCGATTGAAGGCAAGCCTTGCCTCTTGACCATCGCTGGTCATTAGCTGACGCTCTAGTTGTTCCCCGTTTCTAATGCGAAGCATGGTGCAAGCCCTGTTTCTTTTATGTTAGCTAAGACAGGCTCGGAGGCCATGCGTTGGGCTCCGGTTCAGTGCCAGCCCAGCAGACGCCGCCGCTGCCGTAGGGCACGCGGTAGGGGCGGAGGGCCGAGGGCAGGATAACGCGGTTCAGGATGACGTTGACGAATGCGCCGGGCACTGGGACGGGCGGCGTCAGCTCCTCGCCAGTCTCGGGGTCGTAGGTGCCGGGCACCACAACGTCAGTGATGAGCTGCGCCTGGCCGAACAGTCCCGGCTGCGAGATCACCAACAGATCGCGCATCTCCTCCTCCTCGGGCGGCAACAGCCGCAGGGCCTCGGCGGTGGCGAGGGCCTCTTGCTCAGAGTCGAAACGGAGGGTGAAATAATGGCTCATTGGGTCATCGCCTGGAGGTTGGCATCAGCACGGCCAGTGCGCAGGATTGCAGCCTCGCGGATGTAGCCGTTCAGGAAGTATTCACTTCCATTGCTGCTGCCGATAAAGATTCGATCCGTCGCTGGCATTGTGCAAACAGTATCCAGGAATAGCGGCGATCCATTGACATAAGATCTGGAATTGTTTTCGGCATACCTAAATGCCGACTTGACTCCGTTCTGTGTCGCAGCCGATAGGTTCGCCTCGGCCTGTACGACATTGCCGGTTTTAACCAAATACGCAACAATGCCAGTGCTTGCATAGATCTGTACTTCGTTCTGCCGATTTGCCCCTTGCAACTGCAACATCGTCGGATAGGTGCTTGCCGGCACTGCTGAGCCAGTGGCAAAGTCAACGTACAGAGTGCCTTGAGCGGTGTTAATGATCCTTGCAGCATCCGCCCCCGCGATCGAAATCACGTCCGCCGTGCTGCTGGCGGTGGTGGTGGTGGTAGGGACGTAGGGGCCTACCGTAGAGCCGGTTTGGAGTTGAGCGCCCCATAGCAAAAGGCTACTGGTTCCGTCGCCTGTGTACGCTGCAGATCCATTAACTGCAATGTGATGACGCAGAACTGCATAAGTGGATGCTAATGCAGTAGCAGTTACAGAACAGCGATACCAGCCATTCGGGAAGGTGCTGATTCTTGCTGTGGTGGTTGCTTCCGACGCCGTGATCTGGCCCGTAGACAGGTTGAATGTGGCGTACTCCCCCGCAAAGGCTCCAGAGTCTACGCCAAAAGCCATTATCAGCTCGCTTCTTGTGCTCGCCTTGGCAAACACTGACCAACAATAGGTGGTCCCACTTGATACGAGGGGATCTTGTCTTACAAGATGACTTGTGCTTGCACTTGTATCTTCATTCAGTCGGGTGGCCGTCAGTGTTCCATCAGGAGAGATTGCAGCGTTCAGGGTTGAAGTAGATCGAACTGACGACCATGGCGCCGTTCCAATCGCGCTCGTATAAAGCCACAGATTCGTCACCGCCCCCCACACCCGCAGCCCCCTCGGCCGCAGCGTCACCGGGTCATATCCGATCACCGGAGTATTTGCCGCCGGCTGGTACAAAATCCCATCAGGCCCCACCTCCCACGCTGGCGACGCACAGTTCACCGTCCCGCCACCCAGCACGGTGCCGGTGATCAGGTCAAGGGCATGGCCAGTCCTGCCGGGCGCAATATAAAAACTTGGACTTTCACCAGCCTGTGCAAAGTAGGCTTGACCACCAACTTGTAGAGGAATCAGATGCAATGGACTAAAGCCGTTTCGTAAAGACGCTTGTGTAACTGTTGAGTTTGATTGTCTCACTCCATTATACGATAGTCCACTTGCAACAAGCCCAGAAGCAACAATAACTGCCTCTCCAGATTCAATGGACAGAGAAAATAGACTATCCGTTGAGGCCGGATAGCCACTTGGCAGTCCGTTATTGACAGAAATGTACCCTCCCCCATGAGTCCAGTTGCCAATAATGCTGCTATTGCCAGAGCGATTCACATATCCAGACAATGCAACGCCCGAAAAAGTTGTAGTCAAGCCATCAAGTTGTGCTTGATAATTGCCTTGGCTATTACCAATTTCGCCAATCACGGCAAAGTCAATACCTGCTGTGGCATAAAGTCCTTTTAATGCCGCATAATCAGCAGAAGACAGGCCAAGATTGACGACGGCTTGATCCTTGTCTGCCAAGTCAGAAAAATTATTGGCCCGTACGAGTCCTTTGGTCATTGCGTTATTAGCAGTGCCTCAGTATTGGTGAGCAATGGATAAATGGTAGCGCGACGTAAAATCATTTTGCCTGCATTGAGGGTAATAATAGCCCTGCCAATTCCTGATGGCAAAAAGCCGGAAGTTGTGAATACTTGACCGCTAGTAACCAATGAAAATCCAGACGCAGAAAAATTAGCAGCAGAATTGCTAATGACTGGCCTTGAAGATCCTGTTCCAGATGCAGGATTTTCCCATGGGCTCAGTCCGTTTCCAACAACAAAAGATCCTACGCTTACTCCGGTGTTTGTTGAGTCAACTACTCCTGCAGTCAGCCTCATTCCATTGTCGGTCGCGCCAAGCCGTAAAGTAATGCGACTAGGATCAGATGTGCTAGTGACGTAGAAGATGCTGCGCCCAGATTGGTAAAAATCATCGTTTAGTACCATCTGCTCTTGCTGAAGAGTGACTCCACTATTGACGTACCAGTTGCCAAACTCTCCATCTTTGCTGTCAATGAAGTCCGACGCCCGAGTTGCGGCTACTCCTGAAGTGGGAATAAACGAAGACACATAGGCATTGGTTCCATTGGCTTCCACTTGAAATCCATCTGTTAGCAAACCTTGACCAGCGCCTTGATAGAAAAGGCTGCCATCATCACGCTGCAAGGCTAGATTCAGCACTCCCAGCACTGCTCCTGACGCCATAGGGCCAAGTGCTCCCACGCGAAACCAGCCATTCTTGCGCTTTTCAATCAAAGCAGTCCTTGTATTTATGCCATAGTTTTCCGGGAATACAAGGTGCCGTTGTAAGTCAAAGTAGACCACAGCATTGCCTTTGACCACTCCGCTTGCATCAAGTCCCACAAACTGCAAATATCCACGATTCACTCCATCGCTTTTTACAAAAGCCGATACTGCATAATCTGTACCACCACTAATGGCAATGGAATTGGCAACAAACCATGATCCGGGTACATTACCTTCAGCAATACGATAGGCCGTGGGCAGCCCGCCAATACCTGTATAACCTGAGCTAACGGCGCCATTCTGGGGTGCATAATACCAGCCTGAGGCTGTAATGTTATTGCTCCATGGCAGCAAGTTAGTGCTAGGACTTTCCATCAGCAAGCCTTGATAGGCTCCAGTTAGGGGATCGTATGACGGTCGTGGTTCATGTGCTGCTGCAATCCGCTGGCTGCCAGAGGCATCGACATAAGAGCCAATGGTGGAGCGCGTAAAGTTAAAACGCGAATCCACCTTTGCTTGATTCCTGAAATCAAGCATTTGCAGTGGCCTAACCGTAGGATAACCGGCAGGCATTATGGAGCAAACAATGGCAAATAATGAGTGACGCCAGTAACTACTACAGGCAGCCATTGCTTGACGACTACATTAGAAGCTCCTGGAGCATTAGTGGCAGAGAATGTGGCAGTACGCACACCACTGGAGGCTACACCAGAGCTTACGGTAAGACCGCTAACGATTGTAGGCTGGAAGGTGTCAAGAAATGCAAGGTCGCCAAGATATTGATTAAGAGGGATGTCCTCAGGATCAGTGCCAACAAAAGCCAAGGCAATCGCCTGCTTAAGACCACTAACGGTCAGAGCCTTGCTAGGTAATGACGCATCGCTTACATCATTGACATAGAACAGATCATTGTCGGCTAATGCCGAGCCAGAAATGATTGCGAGTTGGCTCAGTTTTGTCATTAGCCCAAATCTATGGCAAAATCAGTGGCGCCAGATGCAGTTTCAAGTTGCAGGAAAGAACCATCCTCCAACTGTAAAGTTTGCGTGGCATCAGGGTTATAGACTGAATTATAGCGCCATAGGCAATACTCCTCTACGGTACGCAGTTCTCTATCGGGCAGTATTCGGTTAAATGCCACTACGGCAAATACTTTCCCTCCAAAGCGTCCGGCACCACCAGGAGCAGTGGCAAGCAGGTATTGGCCGCCAGCCTGATAGGCAAAGCCCGATGGATCTAGGTAGTCCAGTCGCCTTCCATTGCGTCTCAGCTCCAGTCCATAGCTTTGTGATGCCCTGACACTAAAAGCAAACGTACCATTGGCAGGCATGGTGGTAGGAAAGCGGTCAATGGGCGAAGCACAAAATAATGGCCAAGTGCCATTCCCTGAACTTGTCCGCCAGCGTCCAGCATTGCTTGAATTGTTGGTCAGCAAGCAGTAGTCGGCATCTTCGACTTGCGCCATGATGACGACCGTAGCAGCATCAGGGAAGTAGCCGCCAATGGAGCCAAGAGAGAAAAAGTCAGTACCAGTGAAGTTGATGCCAGGCTTGACAATACCGCTATCAACAATGCCAGACACAAGGTAGTAAGGACCATTGCCGCTGGTGGTTTGCGCTGCGCTTGGCCCACCACTAATTAGAGTGCTCCACAGGCTAATGCGATTGGCGGCAAAGTAAGAGAATGAACTTTTCTCCGCATCAAGCCACAGTTGACAACCACTAAAAACTGTCGGCGGAGGCAATTTGGTGCGAATGTCAAAAAGCGTGTCGGAGCTATTGCTGATGCGCTGATAAACTTTGTAGTCCTCGTAGTGTGACTGCCACGGAAAAGTGGGGCCAGTGTAGTTGCCTAAGCCGCTACCAGTGTTGAGGCCACTAATGCGCGTTGGGCCAGAACGGTAGAAGCCGCCACCCGAGAACGTGTTGCCACTGATGGGCGAAAAGAAACTCCCCGATGCAGCACTATAAATAGCCCCACTACCAGTGGTACGAATGAAGGCCCGATCGCCAGAGACAATGCCGCTGACGATGAGCGAGCCACTGATGCTATCTCCCGTCCGCAAGGCTTTTAGAGCAAGCCCTGAGAGGGAAGCCGCAGCAATGGGGGCAAGGCCCGTGATCTGAGCTTCCAGTGGCGCACGAAGCCCTTCTAGTGCCGTGAAGTCTGCAGCACTGACGCCAGTAGCACTGATGCCAGCAATGGTAACGAAATCAGCAATGCGAAGTCCTAAGTTTTCAACACAGCGCGTATTGTCTGCAACGTCTGCCAGATTAGAACTAGCTCTGAGTCCATAGCGCCTTGCCATTAGCTTTGCCCCACCACTATGGCCACGTAGAAACCATCATACTCAACAGGAATTGCAAGACTTGGTGACGTGAGACTGCCTGAAGCGAAAGCAGCATCAGCCTTCCAAGCTTGAGGAATTAGACCATCAATCTCCAAGGGCACAGTGGCTGTTGTACCGGAAATTGGACTACCAGAAACAGTGCCGACTGCATTGCCTCTAACGCTATAGCCACTAGCAACAAGACCGCTAACGACATAAGTGCCAGTTGACGATGGAGAGACAATGGGCAAGCAATTAGCACCAGAGGTCACCACTGCCTGACCAGAGGCTTGAAGTTGGCTAATGCGTGGTTGCGCTGCTCTCAATAGAGATGATGCCAGCAAGAGATTAGTTGTGCCAATGTTCGCTAAACCACGAATGGCACTAATGTCCTCCCCGCCAAAACTCAAGCCGCTAGCCGATGTTGCAACAGTCGCCCGCGATACTGGCTGCTCGCTAACCGTGATAACGATTGGCGATGGTTCGTGACCAGTTTCAATTTGCGGTAATGCCGCATAGAAGAACTTGCTGCCATCAACAGAAGAAGCATTAGGCACCACTCCCAAGTTGCCTTGCTGTAAAAAGATTAGATCAATAGAAGCAGTGCCATACGCTTGCTGGCAAATGCTGCTCATTGACACTCGCCACCACCCATCATCTTCTTCTACGGCTCCCATGATTTCATAGGGTTTGCCGTTGCCAAAACAATCTTGTCGATTGCCTGTTAGTAAGTCAATGCCAAAGAAGGGGTAATTGGTGTCCTTAAAGAAGTTGCCACCATTGCCAGGCCGCAATGCCATGCCAACAAAGCTATGAGTGCCTGCCTTCAGCAAAATTGATCCCACTACCGGCCCATTGCTTACATTTAGGCGCCAATCAAGGTTTGCATAGTTTGCACTTGTGGTAGCAGCACGCAAGTAACCGAATGGGAAAGGAATGGCAGTGCCAGCCTGTTCTGTGATCTTATAAACATACTGTTCGCCATAGCTCAATGGAATCCCGCTAGCTTGCGTCACCACCACATTGCTCTTCTCGTCCTGCCGAATCACGGCAGAGTTGTTCACATAATTAGCGCGTTGCGCATTGTACGAATAGTCAAGTTCATCAGCAAGATTGTCCCATGCCTCACTAACATTTGTGAGGTCAGACAAATTATTAGCTCTAACCAGACCAGGAGTTGTCATTGTTCGCTCCAGTTGATTGATGCAAGCACACTACCAGTCTGGCCCGACACTCGCGTAGAAGCCACGACAAACAATGCCCCAAGGCCGTAAGCGGTATCAGCACCACCAGCTAAGAAGGTTTTGTCTGGCCCAAAATAAGGCGTGAGTGGCACGGTACGGCTCTCTCCACTGGCGGCGAAGAATGATGCGATGGAGGAGAGGCTATAAGGCGTGCGGCGCCCTTGTAGGTCCACGAGGGCACCAGTCAGGGGGAGATTCAGTGGTGTCTCAAACTTATTGGCAACATAATTGGTTCCGCCAATAGTGGATTGCGTAATGTCACCACTTGTCGTCCAGCCTGAAATTGCTACGGTGCGCCCTGATCCCGGTCCAATGGCAAAGCGATCATAGGCATTAGCAAAGTCTTCACCACTAAGCTCCAAATAGCCAGACGGCATGGGAGCCATGGACAACACCACGTCGCTTAAAGTGGCACCAGGGTAAAGTTCTGCCACAACCTTAATCGGGAATGGCGAACCAGTGATTGTTGCTGGAGGAGGTGAAGCAGCCAACTGTCGAAACAGTAGTCCGCGAACAGTCGCAAGTCCTCCACTTTCGACCATCGTAAAACCAACTTGCCGATAAGTTTCTGGCGGCAATGTCACTTCTCCAATCTCTTCACCAGAGAGCGTGTAGTCAATACCAGGGAAAGCCGTAGCAAGCCACGAGACGGTAGACACTCCAGGCAGGTAAGTGCCGCTGGCATTAAGCCATAGCCCAAGCCGCCAATAGATGCCGCCAGTATTGCCGCTCGGTCGTGTGAAATAGAGCTTGCCAGTGTATTGCCTAGAGCCCCCTAAGTCCACTCCATCGCCACTTACGATTTCAGCATTGCTGCTAATGGCATAGGCATTAAAGGCAGCCAGCGCCACAGAAGAAATGCCAGCGGGCACATTACGATTAGTGCCAATGGTCGTGGCATTTAACGTGGTGGCAAAGTAGTTGTTCAGGCCGCTTGCCACTACTTTCACTGGATAGCCAGAATACAAATAGCCATGGGAAGTGGCTGGGGTGAACGGAAGCCCTGTAGGAATGACGCCAGTTAGCGTTGTAGCATTAGTCCGCACCACTGCAAAACCACTTGCGGCAGGCCGACTGATTGTTGTACCATGGCCATAACCATAACTTTCGCTATTTCCAATTCCAGGATTGACCACCATCAAGTCAAGTTTTGTTGCCGCATCTGCTGAAAATGATAGAGAAGTGGGGAATAGAGTCTTTTGATTCGTGATATTGTTGATCCTAGTCGCAGGCAGCAAGCCAATAATGGAACGAGGCTGATTGCTAATGGCTACTGCCGCTGGAGTGGGAGCACTTGCAGTTTGTAGCGTACCATCGTCGCCACCATCAATGTAAACGCTACTGCCATACAAGTTGATGAATGCCGGAGTGATTGCGCCTGCAGTTTGTGTTGCTTGAATAAAGAGGCGCAGATAAGGACTCCGCAGACTTGGAACAGTGTTTTGATTTTCTGCCCTAAACGAATGCAACTTCACCCATCGTGCATTGTCGTGACCAATCGGAACATAGGCGAATAATGTCGCTCCAATGGCGCCATACCAGCCAAACTCAATCTTGAACATTGTCACCTTTGACACGTCCAAGTTCCAGCCAGTATCACCAGCTTCAATGGTGACAGGATCGCCATTCCATTGCTCCCTTGGTACGACAAGTGTTGGCAGCCCCGGTGATTCCCTGACCACGTACAAGTCGGTGCCTTTGTCCAGCCTAAAGTAATAGCCATCCCCGTAGGCATTGCGACAGCCCCACGAAATAGACTCCCCCGGCCAATTGCTATCAGTGGACATTCTCACGCCCATAGTCACGCCAGTAATCCGGCCAGGCTGATACCTGAACGTACGCTTACTTTCGATGTAGTTTGTGATCACACCATCGGTGTAGCCTCCGGGATACCTTCCGGTGCCATCATCTTCCAAGTATTCGTAGCTCTTTTCAGGCGGCAGTGCATAAACTTGCAGGGCCGCTTCTTTAGGCAAATGCCTTGCAAACCAGCCATACTGCACACCATCTTTTACTTGAAACGTCCAGGTGTTTGGGTCTCGGAAATACTTGTATAAGGACAAACCGCCTGGCGCTAACCCCCATAAAGTCAAGTCCAAGCCATAGGTGTTGACCAGTCCCAAGAGACCAAGTGCAGTTTCAGCCCGAGGAATACCCAGCAAGCCAATCTCAACTTCACTGGCTGATTGGTTCACCACTTCCACTGGAATGGCAGCACTATTCATCAAGGCCACTGGAAATGCTCCAGAAGCACTAATCACCGTTTCTTGCGTGTCACCAGTTAGCGGTAGCCCATCGCCCAGGTCAATGAGCGTATCGCCAGTGACGAAATCAATCAGCTCAGAGTCAACAAGCTCATAGCCTGCTGGCTGCTGATCCTCCGCAATTTGATAGTACCCCGAAACAGTCACACTTGCTCTTCCCAGGTGATAGCAGCACTGCCACTAATGGTAGCCGCAGCACCACGGACGAAAACATAAAGCGTGTCGCCAGAAGTGGCTGCCAATGGGAAAGACAGGTAGTCTTTGTTGAACGCAAAGTATGGCGACAGATCGTATTCGTTTCCTCCATCGCCTGCATAGAACGTCGCAACCGTTGTCCCGCCACTAACTGTTGGAACGCTGGTGCCAATGAACGTATTGATGGGGCTCAGAGCATTGGCGCTGGTGAACGTGGGGGTGCCGGAGACAAGTGTTGGGTTTTTGATTAGAGATACCACTGCCCGACCGTTAACTCCTACGCTCAATCGCGTGGGATACACTTGCATCCGATTGCGAATAGAGTTGATGGTGTTCTTTACTTGCAAGGCAATCAACGCTTCGCCTGCCGTGGTGACAGCACGATCAGCAGAATTGGCAATGGAGCGGGCAACGATAGTGCCTTTGTCACCGCCATCAATGTAATAGCTTGCCCCATACTTGAACAATGCCACTTCATTGGCACTGCCTTGCTTCTGAACGTAATAGCTCAGGGGCAGCGTGGGATTGCCAAGACTGGGAGTGATGATTTGATTGCTGACGCGAAGGTGGTGAATGGCCACCCATCGCGCTTGAGACGGATCATCCTTGTCTGGCACATAGGCCAAGAACTTAGCACCAACAGCCCCGTACCACGAGTATTCAATCTTATACATTGTCACTCGTGAGAAGTTCAAATCCCAGAGTGATTCGTCGGCCACTACGTTACCATCTTCATCTTCCACTACATCACCATTGGTGAAAGTGGGAATGGGAGCACTGGCCGTACCGCCAAAGGTTACGCCAAACGATGACTTGCCGGGCACTTCATCGGCATAGTATTGAGTGCTGGTGAGACCGTCCATGCGGTCAGAGGAGAAATACTTACGCGGCACCCGGTATTCATAGGTGTAGCGATAATCGGCAGGCACTGAGAAGGACAATGCCGAACCAGTTTCAATAGCAGTGCCACCTCCACCAGCCACTCGCAGACTTTCGTCATAGAGCCCTGCATGAACATAGGTGAGGCCATCACGCTTAATGACTAGACTGCTGCCAATCGTGCCAATCTCTCCAGCGGCAGTATTGGGAGACAGCGTGGAATAAGATGCAAAGGCGCTTGTGCGCCTCACCACGTAAAAGTTGGTTTCTTTGTCAGTGCCAGTCTGCGAACCACCTTGAACCTCAAAGTAATAGCCATCGTTGCTGTCAAATGCTCCCCATTTTTTGATGTCACCACCATCAGCACTAATGGTCATCCTTACGCCAAACGTGGCGCTACTTACACGACCAGGCTGATAACGGAAAAAGCGCTTGCTGCTCAGCAGTTGATTCCGCGCAGTGGTGGCAGAACTACAAGCGACTTTCGCTGCACTTTCAGCAGCAACATGCGTGGTGGTGCCTGCATTAGTGATGGTGCCAAGCCCACCTCGGCTCTGCCATTCGTTTTGATTGATGTCATAAGTGGTAACATCAGCAAAAATGCCAAGTGCCACTTCCGAACGGGGAATACCCAGTAGGCTCAGCGAAACTTCTGTGATTTGCTGGTTTGCCACACGCACTGGCACGGCTTCCGTATCCGTGGCCAATACCACTGGCAGGCTTTTAGCGGCAGGCTGAGGCCCTGGAGGAATAGGCGTCGTCCGTCCTACTGTGACAACGCTAATTCCTTCCTTTAAATCAGCCATGGCTATGCAAAACAGTTAGAAACGGTCTGGGCGACCACTACTTTTCCCACTATAACCGTGTCTTGCTTGAGCTTATACAAGGCTCCTCCCAGTGCACTATTCGTGGTGCCAGAAAGAGAGGCAATGGTAAAGCGATAGGGCGAAACTTGACTGATGCTGGTGGCACCAGAATACAACGGGCTGGCTGTAGAGAAGTTGCAGTTCAGACCAGAGGATGTGGTGCCACTAAAAGCAAGGCGATCAGTGGAGCCAATGCGCGGAGCGGACTGAGCAGTGAATACTCCACTAGCCACTGCCAAAAGGTCTGCCACTTTCTCTGGCAATTCAACACGCAAGTCCCAAGTCAAATTGGTTTGCTCCATTGTACTTTGCTCATTAGCGTAAGCCGATGGAACGAACAAGTGATAATCTGCCGTGGTATAGCCTTCATAGGCCGTCCACACGGCTTGCGTTTGAGCAGACGAAAGCCAAAGGTTTAGTGCTCCATTCGTGAATGGCTCCTCCTTCTGCACGTTAAATGACGTGACGATAGCACTTGTACCAGATGCCGTGGTCTGGTAAATTGACGCACAAATCGTGGCGCTAGTCAGGTCAATGGGCAGTCCATTGTCGTCTTGCAGTACAAAGCCAATGCCATCAAAGTAGTCACGCTGAAACAACGTGATGTCAATTTCCGGAATGTCACGCAATGGCAGGAAAGTGGCCATAATCAAACCAAGCGATAGGTGCAAAGAACGCCGTAATTAGCAGTGCCACTTAGCACCACGTTCAGCTTGTCTCCCGCCGTGGTATCAAACAAACCCAGATCGTTGCCCATTGTCACGGTATTACCAGAAGGCACCCGTAACCGTGGCGTCAGATTGCCACTAGCGCCCGTTTGAAACCGCAGGGAGCATGGCGCATCAGCCGTTAGGGCCAGCCCCAACACCCTCACCTTGTAGCCGCTCACGGCCGCCACCACGTCTGCACTGGCCGCGCCATCAACTTGAGCGCTCAGTAGCCCAAAGGCTACAGTGTCATGGACTGTGGAATACGGCGACCCTGCAGTGCCACTCCCGGCCGCATTGATATAGGCATCATTGCCATTTGCATCACGACCGTAGAGAGGAGGCATAATCTTTCGCTATCAATGCTGATTGTAACAAGCCTATGGATCAAAAGCTCGTTTCACCTTGAAAGCGAAACTGGTGCGATTGGGACCTTCATAGCTGGCATTCCAGGTGAAAGGATCAAGACGGTATTTGTAAGGCTGAGTGTCGCTGCCAATCCGGCTCCAGAAATAAGAGCCATTAAGACTGGACAGGGCAGCATCAAGAGCTTGAGCATGGCTGTCAGTTAGCGGGACCGTAGTGATGTCATAAGCCTGCCCCCTTGGATTGATGCCATCGCTACTGATCTGCTCATAACCATCACCAAATCCGGCACGCCTTATTCTTAGCGTAGCGCTACCCTGGACTGTCGCTTCGTAGGCTTCAGGAAAATAACGTTTTGCTGTGAAGGACACAATGTTGGCATTGGGACCAATCGTTTGCCACGACCATTCGTCAGGTTCAAGGCGATAATAATGTGGCACCTTATCCATGAAGAACTGGGACACAAACAGCCCACCATTCAGTCCTGCCAGTTTCTCGTCTAGCTTGGCCGCTGCTGCATCAGAAATGGGGACGGTTTTGATTTCGTATTGACGCCCTTCCTTGAATACTTCCGCTGGAGTGGTGCCAGACGATTGCGCAATCGTAAAAACACGCGCTTGATATTCCTTCCTTACCGTCAGGCCATACTCTACGCCTAGCGAAAGAACAACAGTCATTAGACGATGGCCAAAAGGAAAACGTTGGTGGGCTCCTTAAACAAAGCCTCCATTCCCATGATAGGCCGCAAGCCAGTCGTCGCAAAGCCAGTCTTGTCGCCATTCACCAATACGCTCTGCACTCTCACTTGTAGCTCATAAGCGTCTTCTAATGTCACATCAATCGAAGGGCTGGTCACTTCGCCAACACGCTCAAAATCGTCAGTGAGGCGATAGCGACGCTCAACAATGTAACTGCCAATCCTCGGATCCACAATGCTTGCGGCCCATACTGCACCAGGCAGCACGTTAGACAGGATCGTATAAGGCAGAAACGATGGAGGCTGCCAAGTGATTGTGACGGTTTTCATTGTGCCTTAATCGTGAATCCAATGTCGCTGGCCGCTACTGCAAGATTGTCCGTGTCGTGGCGACGTACGGCAGCCCGTTGTGCTGATGCTGGACTGCCTTGCCCATTATTGACATAATCGTACTTGGCTTCATCGTATCGAATGGCCACAACATCATAGGATTTATCGGCACCTTCCTTAACGGACTGCACCTTATAGGCCCTAAACGTAGAATCAGAACGCCCACGAGCAATGAGCCAATTCTGCTGAGAAGTGGGAAGCAATGGAAAGGGCTGTGCGGTGGCAATCGTACGGCCAACGATTGACGCAATAGGCAAACGCTGCGCTACGCCAGTGCTGCCATAAGTCCAGAGGCTATAGTCTGTAAGTCCACTTGGTAAGTCCCCATCAATAACGATCGAAGAGGCGGCAGCGCTAACAATTCGCCCGCCAAGACGAGAACCATGTTTCAATGGGTCGGCAATCAGGATGGGATCACCTGGCAGCAGCAAAGCCCCTTCACTAGACAGCGAAAACGATACGGTTTCACCATTGGCTAAATTGGTGGCCAGAAAATACCTCCCCGCTCGCTCAGCCTGCTGAATGGTGGTGGCTCCAAAAGCTCGGATTTCGGCTAGCCGATAGCCATAGCGGGCAATAGCGTCACGATCTTCCACCAATACTTTCTTTTCGGTGAAGAAGTCGCGCTCATCATTGTAACTAACTTGCACGGCAGTTTGTCGTGCCGCTCTTGCAGTGCCTTCGTAGCGAAATGCTGGAGTTGTGATTTCTCCATCGCTCTCTTCTTGTACGACATTAGCCTCAGAGAACAACTTAAAGTCCTCGTCGCTAACCACATCATCAACAGTTAAGAAGATGGAATTGCCAGCATAGAAAGCCTGCGATTGGAACATTGACGCAACATTCTGCACCACCTCATAGGAATCAGCATCACTATCCAGATAGGCATTGAAGCGCACGTTATTGCGGTCGCAATAGTCAGCGGCTTTCTTGAACGCAGCCAGGCTCGCATTGTTCATTTTGATGCCCGGCTGATTCACTACTGTCCCAGTGCCGGCAAGCGTATAGGACCTTCCGCCAAGGCCAAAGCGAGGATTGGTGAGCATGTCCAGCAGCACGTAAGCTGGATTGTTGCTGTATTCGTACGAAACGTTAAGAGAGGAGTCAATGGTGGGGACAATACGCCCTTCGGCTAAGATGCCAATTTGCGGAATACTGGTGAAGTCCGTTGTGTTGAACTCCAATGCCAGCAGCGCAGAAGTGGGATACAGCAGCCTTTCGTCCCATTCCACATCAGCACTTACCCATTGAAAATCTCCTTTGGTCAAGTTAACTTGAGTGCTACTTGTCTTTCCAGTAGTGATGCTGGTTTCTTGCCCCACTGGAATTGGCGTGTCAATACGTTGTACCGACAATGAGATTGGCATGTCTCGGCCTGTGCAATCATACGAAATGTTGCGAATCTTAGTGGCTAAAGCTGGTCCAGCCTCGTAATAGTTATCATCCCTAAATGGCACGCCATTTGCAAGTAGCTTCACGTTCCATCCAATAGGTGTCCAAGTGATGTCACTACTGCCATTGATCGGCAAGTACGAAATCTTGGTTACAACGTCATTATTGGTGTTAATACCAGTGGTTCGCGTGACTTGGGCATACACCGGACCATAGCGAAATCTAAGCCTGATTCGATCTGCATACTTTTGAGTGAAACTGCGAACCGTTGGTGCATAATTACCTGCCACAAAGTCCTGCTGTACTGGAATGTGAAAACCAGCACTTTTGACCAACGTGATGTAGTCACCACCGGAAGATTGATTGCCGTCAACAAATTGCGCGTTATAGCCAGCAAAGCCAGAAAACCTCGCGCCATTAACGTAAACATTATCTGCAATCGGACCAATGCCAACAAAGCCTTTGATTGGCCCTTCTGATACCAGCCCCAGCCAGTAGCCCTTATTGTCATCCGAAACGTAAGACGATAATACAGGCGCACTCCTCACTAGATACCGCCCATAAAGCACCGGAATTGGCACGCCTTGAGACGTGGTATCAGCAGCACGATCAAACACCACTGCATCAGTGTCCTTGCGCTCTCCAGAACTACTGGACTTACGTTGTGGAATGCCAGGCGTAATGGCCTGCACAATGCCTCCAAGGACCATGGAGGAGCCCAAGGTGAACAGTCCTGTCTTGACCATGGCGGCCACTGTTCCTGCCGCTGGAGCCGCCAGAAACAAGGACGTAGCGACTAGGGCTGCCCCAATCAGAATCTTTCCTACAGGACCACCAAAAAAGCCCCCAGGCGCTGCTCCGCTAATGATTGGCACCAACACCATTTCGGCGCATTGCATTGATAACTGGCCGTATTCAATGCCTTGTTCCCAATGGTTTGTCAGAACCTTCCAGTAGATGCCATGCTCATGGCTTACTGTCAGAAAGTTGCGAAAGCCAGGTACCAAAATAAATAGTGACTGCAGAGCTTCCTGTGGTGTACTAACGCTCAGACTGTGCTCGGCTCCAAAGCGTTCGCCAGCAATGCCTTTGAGGACAATTTTCATTGTTGGCTAATGTTGGCAATTCGTGAAAAACTACCGTCTTCACTAAGTATCTCCACTGTATCAGTGGCAACGATGTAGACGATGGAGGGAATACCAAGGAACTTGGCCATTTGCAAGTCCTGCTCACTAAAGCCTTGCTCTCCCTCTGGATGACTATGATAAAAACCCTCCACGTCATAATCAAGCCACACCATTGGGTCCATCTCAAAGCGCTTGGTTGGCCATGGAGAAGTGTTAATACATGGGATGGCCATTTCATGCGCCAACACGCCACACGCCTCATTTGGTGCTGCCTCTTGCCCATGGACTGCAATGGCTTTAAGAATGGTCGGTGTAATCTCCATGGTCAAACCTGTGCCGTAGGGAATCCCCCAAACCGCAATCGTAGCCCAGCATTGCCAAACCTACGCTCGCACGCTTCTAGGCTTTTATTGCAAGTGGTTTCGCCAGTAGGCTCTGCTCCTGCCCATTGACACTCTGGACCGCGATAAACAAACGGGCAATAGTTGGCATAAATCCGTCGTCGTGGAATTGTTAGCCCCTCATTGTCAAACACAGAAGCCAGTTCCCAAGTGATTGTCAGCTTAGTTTCTTCCACCTTGCGATTGATGTACCATTCGTCTGGCGCATGATGGGCACTCGCATCATAAGAGCCTTGCACAGTTCCACCACCAATGCGTCGGACAAACTTGGCATAAGTAGAAAGACGCACAAAACGAAATCCAAGCAAGTCGTCGTAGCTTTCTGAAAGAATGGTGAAAGCGCGGTCAACATTGGCGATAGTGAGCGATGGAGAGGGGAGGCGGTTACTGCCAGTTAGCTCAAAGCCAGTGGCGGAAATTGGTACTGGAAGATAAGTGCGAAGTGTGCCGCCATCGTCCACGTATTCAATGGCCTGGCCGCCAGATTGCTCGGGACTGACAAGATACTGAATAGCGGGGCCTGCGCCGGGAAACACGGCAGATCCATCAATGATGAAAAGGTCTAGGCGAGTGTCCTCGACAAGACTTCGAGCTTCGTTGATGATGCCACTAGGAGCCAGCGTCATTGGCGATACAGGAGTCCCCCAGGCCGTTGTTCGCTAAGGATAGCTTGCTTGACGGCCTTATCAAGCACCCCAGCGAGCTTATTGCCTTGATCACCAGTGATTTGAGATTCGGCAGTGGCACCAGCAGAGGAATTACTGATGTTGACAGCAATGGAAGTGGAGTAGTTGCTGCCGACATTGCCTTTCAAGTCAACTGGCACTGCGCGATTATTCGGCATTGGAATAATGGCTTCGTTGTAGCGCCCCTCGCCAAGGAGTCCAAGGGTGGGGCCAGTGGCAATCCCGCCATTGGCGAACTTGAAAACCCTTTGATTGCCAAGCATAAATTGTGAAGTGTCGATGCCAGTGTCGGTAGAAAAGCCATTAAACGAACTCTCGATCGAAGACTGTGGACCATTCTTGCTCAGGCCAAGTACATTAAACAAGAACGAAAGCCCTTGATTCTTAAGACTATCTAGTCCTCCCTGAATCACCGAAGCTGCCATTTGCTTGAAAGCGTCTTTGACGGCATTGGCGGCTTGCGCAAGAATTGAGGTGGCCATCCGATTGATAAAGTCTTTCAGCTTTTCCCCTTTTTCTCTTGTGCTTTCATTGAAATCAGACCAAACCGTTGCAAGATTAACAATGGCAGGAGCAAGCGTGGAGCTAATCGTATCGCCAAGATTTGTTAATTGTGATTGAAACGCTTTTGCCTTGTCCACGTCAAGCAACTTTTGGGCAAACCGTAATGCCTTTTGCGGGTCTTCAATTCCAGCAAGCCTCACCTCAGCAAGTTTTTGCTGAAGTCCCGGCGCTTTCCCTAGCATTGCATATTCCTTGGCTAATTCAAGATTGTATTTCAATGCAGCCCCTTGTTCGATTGATGCAATGAGATTGCGCCTGCGTGCTGGCTCTTGCTCATTGATTTTTTTCAGCGTTTCGTCTCCCGCTTTTGTCAATGCTTCATACTGCTCCAAGGAAATTTCCCCGAGCCTTTTGGACTCCTTGTATCCCTCTTTTTGTATTTCTAGTTTCTTGCGCAAGCTCTCAAATACTGCATCTTGATTGCCAAGTTCATCAACAAGCGCTGGATTGATCTTATTAACAAGCAACTGCTCTTGGGCCGAGAAGGATTGATTGGCGCTAATTATCTTCCTATCCATTTCCCCTAATGATTCGTCTAGTAAGTCCGATACCCTTTTCAGTTCATCGGCATAATTTTTGGCCCGTTGAGATTCTTTTGTAATTGTGACCAGTCTGGATTCAGTGTTTTGAAGCCGCTTCATTTCTGGCGTTGGGCCACTAATAACCTTACCGGCTTTGTTGGTCACAGTGGGACCGTTGGGGCCATAAGGAAAATGGGTTTTATTATCTGCGGGATAGAGCTTGTCCGATTCTTTTGCGACTGGAGTCGCAACGGGCTTCGGCTTTGCTTGCGCCATCACCCAGTCGGGCATGTCCGGTCCACCCTTCCCCGTATATTTGCTTGCGCCCTGCCCCGACTCAGACTCTGGCGGTAATCGTTTTTCGGCGGGAATGCCAAGCATTTTCTCAATGTCAGCAATTCGTGGAGCGACAATTCGTTGGTCTACATTTTCATACCGAGGATGCAAGCCCACCATCAATCGCTGTGTACTAATAAGTATCATTTCATGCTGCAAGTTTATACTGCGCATTGCTGACAGCATTGTCTGCCCTTGCTTCCTAGCGGTATCAACAATCAAGTCTCTTACATTCTTGGCGTGCTCCTCTCCAATTTTCTTTACCTTAAGTGCATTGTCTTCGGCCAGTTTGTTAATTTCTTGCGCGTTTTTATTGCGCATTTTATCCAGATCTTTCTGTCTTTTGTCTTGCTTAATTGCATTATCCTCCTCCAGTCGGGTGATTGCTTCACGATTTTCGCGGGCCACCTTGGAGACACGAGCCTGCTCTCGTAACGCACTAATGTCTTGGCCATTGAGCAAAGCCGATGAAATGGCCTGCGCTTCTGCCGCATCCACTGAAGTGTCAACAATATCACGACGAATGCGTGCAATATTAAGCTCAGCACTACGCCTTTGCTCGGTCAATGATTCCTCAAAGTCCCGCATTTCGTCCGCATGGCGCTTTCTTAGGTCTTGCAGATTGTTCTCGTAATCTTCTCGCGCCTTGGCTAGGTCATCGTCTCTTTTGCTCATCAATTCACCGTATCGTTCCGCAAGGGAAACAAGCTCTTTTTTGCTAGCCTCAGCCGCTGCTAATGCTTGTTCTTTGGCGCCATTTTTAATTTGGTCATCTAGTTTTTTCAGGGAAGCCTCAGCAGCACTTAGCGTTGCAAGTCGCTGTTCTTTGCTTTTTACGCCTTCTGTGTTCTTGGAAGGAATTAGCGCCATTTGCGCTAACCATGATTCATCAAAAGCATTGAGCGAGCTTTGTAAAAATGACGACTGCATCTCCTTTTTCCGCTGTGCAATTTCTTTTCTAAGCGATGCTATGTCTTCGGTCACACTTTTTCGGGAACGTTGTCCAGATAGGACCTGTTCGACAATTCCGCCAGATGAAAGTTGATTACTTAACAGCCCATATTGCTGCATTTTTTTAATAACTTGGTCAAAGGCGTTTACAGCGCCTGTAGCCCACTCTTGGAAGGCAGCACCAATCGGAGCAAGTGCTCCACCAACAGAGCCTTGAAGCCTTTTCAGGGCAGCATCTAATCGTTGTCCAGCGTATTCAGGCCCTTTGGCAATTTCTCGTGCCGACTGTCCATAGGTCTGCAAGAGTCCCTTGTTGAACCTGATGAAATTATCAAGCCCCACTTGCCCCCGTTCTAGAGCCTCTTTAAGTGATGCTGTGCTCATGTTATTGAATCGAGCAAACAATGCAAATGCGCCAGGGATTCGCTCAGACAACTGCCCAACAAGTTCTTCGCTTTGTACAGTTCCTTTTGCAAAAATCTGAGTAACAGCACGCATGGAACCTTCAAGATCATCAGCACTACCTCCAGTGGCGATGGAGGCAGCAGTAACGCCTTCAAAAATATCTTTTGTGGTTTTTGCGCTATAGCCCGCCGCCAATACAGAGGCTTGGAGTTTAGTGTAGGGCTGAATCACCTTGTCAATACTCATGCCAAACGTATTGCTGATACTATTGATAGCCTTCAGGTTGGCTTGATAGTTCTCAAAACTACCACTAACACCAGCCAATGCAATCCTGAGCCGAGACAATGAAGCGGCATAAGTGGCAGAAGCATTGGCAGCAGCCAAAAGCTGATCACCAGTTTGGCCAATAGCGGCACCAGTGAAAGAGCCTGGAATGCCGCCCATCAAGCCTCCAGCAAGGCCGCCTATGGCGCTGAGAGGGCTTCCTGCTAAGCCACCACCATATAGCACAGCGCCAGCCGCAGCGCCACTACGCTCGCCCATGGTGAGGGGCTTGCGGGTGATGCGATCCATTTGTTGTTCTGTTCGCTGAATCTGGCGGTTCAGCTTACGATACTCGCTTGTTGTTGCACTGACGTTGTGTATCTCACTTCGGTACTGCTGCAGGCGAGCCTCTAGTTGATTGATAGAGCCAGGCGCTGCAGCCCCCATTCGCACCCGAGCGTTAATTGCTTCAGCCTTTTCGCCCAACTTTCCCATCTGAATTGTCAGGCGGGAAATCTGCTCTTGATACCTAGACCATTCTTTAGTATCCGGCTTAATCTGCGATGCCTCAATTTGCAAAGCCTGAAGCTCTTTGTTTAAGCGCGTAAGAGAACCTTCCTCAAAGAACCGAGAGCTAGCCCGCAGTCGTTCCACTTGCCCAATGTTTTGGGCGCGTTCAATTTCGCCTTGCCGAAAACCAGCACTTGCTTGTAAACTCCTAAAACGACGACTATTGATGGGCGTCTTGTTAATCAGCGCATCAATTTCATTTACCTGATTGTAAAGGCCCTTGATTTCAGCGATAACATTCCCAAACTTGTCTCGGAGGTTATACGAACGCAAAACGCTATCAGACAGCCTTGGAAGATTTGCCCTTGGCAGGCTCGGTGGACCAATAGGATTACTAGGCCCCTGCCTCCTTCCACCTCCTCCCATTGCGCCCCCAAGTTGTGCAGATAGCCTTTTCGCTGCTGCTATAGCCTTGGAAGCACCACTTGTGATCCCATCGGCAAGCCTTTCGGAGAAGTCTTTTCCAGCCTTGGCTCCACCATTGGCAATCGCTTGACCTGGCGCTTTAAGTGCTTGATCTAACGCTCGTTCCAGTTCGCCTTTTTGGCCGATAATTCGCCTAACCATTGCTTCTGTCGGCTTTCCAGCTCGCTCATTCGCCAATCCCGTGATGTCAACTGGCAGATTTTCAACACCAGCCTGGCGAATGGCACGACGGTAATATCCAGGCCGCATGGTAGTAGCGGCAAGACGATCACCTAGTTCAAGAAAAGAACGATTGACTGCTGGTGGTTTGATTGTATTTTCTACTTGGACTTTGCGAATAGCATCTTTCATTGCCCTGTCCATCAACTTGCCTAGGGCTTGAATGCTTTTAACTGCCCCTGGCCCTTCTTTCTGGATCCCCTGAACCAGTCCTTGAATGGCATACAAGCCAATCTTCATAAACTCCCTTGATGGCGAGGCAATGCCTAGGGTATTTTTGATTTGCTTAAGTGTTGCCAGTCCAAGTCGTTCTGCGGCGGTTTTGGCTGTACTATTCCCAGCAGTGAGAGATTTCACAAAGCCAGCAATAGCTTGGTCTCCGGCTTGCTCTAACCCCTTGACCAGTGCTTCTCGTGTGGCTGCTACTGAAGGCTTAGCAATACCCTCCAAACCAGGCAGGGCAATACCTTTCCTGCGAGCCAAGCCTGTAAGTTGCTCTAGCTCTGCTCCCTGCCGGGGGAATGTCTTTGCCCCACGAATTAAATTAGCAAGTTGTGCTTTCGCGGCTGTAATTCCAGCCGGATCTAGCACCTTAAACTCAACCTCAATCGGCCCTGTTTTTTCTGTTTCGGCTTGCAGGGCGGAATGTAACTGCTTAGCTTGCTGCTGAGCAACTTTCTTGATTTCAGTAGACGGCAGCGCCTTTTGCAAGGCCGCTGGCGTAAGGGCAGGCATGGACAATTCCATGCTTGCCTTGATTTGATTCTGCTTAAAATATGCAATGGTCTGGCGAAGGTGACGCTGCTTTAGGTCAAGCTCAGCGTTCAGTGCCTTGAGTTGAGATAGGTCAACGTGCGGGACAATTTCAGCACCAAATTGCCGATGAAGACTTTTAATTTCCTTCTCGACACGAGGAATTATTGCGCTACTAACTTGCTGCTGAAGGCCCTTAATCTCCCTCTGCACCTTAGGTGCATTGGTTGTGAACAGAATCTCGTATGCACCGTTAGGCACAATCAGCCTCCCCCAAGTCGCCGCTTTCTAGTTTCGGCAATCGTTGTTTTCATTCTAAGCAATACCGGCAAAGTCCACGGCCTTCCTGGTACTGGCCTACAGTCTCTACCCAATAACTTTGGAGTGTAGCCATCATGCACAAACAAGGCATAGTCCCGCTCATTATTTCCTGTCCATCGAAATAACGTAGCATTGGGCATGTCAAAACGCTGCTGACTGGCTTTCAATCCTCCCATGTCAACAATGTCTCGTGGCGAATAAGGCAAATTGCCTTCCGCTGATAAGTGGTCGCCATTCTCTCGCAATGTTCCCGTGACGCCCCTGACAATCTTTGGTACGCCATTCTCTCTGATCACGCTGATTCCTTCAGGACGGTTATAGGGAAAATCAAGCTCAAACGCCCCTTGGAACTCAAGTCCCACTCGGTCCATCAGTTCCTTGAACACTTCGCTGGGCAGCGAAATGGTCTTGGCAATCATGCGCATAGAATCGTAATTCTTAGATGCCATTATCGTGCCAGTTCTGCTCCAATTAGTCCCACGATAGCAGGAGGAAGCCTATGGTTTTTCAGCGCCCATTGCAGGGCTTCTTTGGTTTCACTACTGATGCCATTTGGTTTATCTTGCTCAAACGGCAAGAAGTCATCTACTTTTGCTCTTGCAGTCTTTCCGCCTAGGGCTCCAACAACTGTCACTGCTAATTTAGCCGTGCTCATACTATGAGCGTTGATTAGCCTTTGCTGTTCTGTACTGGCTTGTTCCAGCATGATTTGCAACAAGCGGATTGGCACCTTGCCAAACCTTTCCGCATGAAACATGGGATCAGCAATGGCAAGCGCCTGAATGCGGCAATACAAAGCAGCCCAATCCGTAGACTGGGCTAACGTGGCTTCACAGTGCTTTTCTAGCCGCTCTAGCCTTGTTCCTTTGGGGCTTCGTCCTCTTCTGCCTCGGCCTCACTGGCTCCCTCTTCCTTGGCCATGAATGCCTCCACAGCATCAAGCATGGTCTTGGTGAGCTTGCCAGTGTCCTCCCGGCTCCAGTCGGTCGTGGAGGTCCATTCCGCGCCCTTTTTGACTTCTCCCCGGTTCTGAAAGAACTTTGTCACCAGTTCTTCAAATTGCTCTTGGGGCGATGGGAGGAGGGCAAACAATGCCGCTGCCTCTTCTGTGAAATCTCCCAACACTTCCTGCCTTTCAGGGCCATCAGCTTGGAGGATGTCGAAAGCATCATCTTCACTGATTCCTTGCTTTGCTGCAATGCGTCGTGCCAAGCGAATGGCCTTCATTGAAAACTCAGCCCGCTTTTTGTTTTGCGCATCCCGCAGCCACAGTTCTTCAGTAAGCCAACTGCCATAACTGCGAAGCCGCAAGGCTCCAGCAATCGAAGCATACTTTGGACTGCCGACCAAGAAAAACTCGCTGTATTGGCTCATGGAAATCAATTAAGCAGCGCAAGTCTAGCGTTCAGCACACGACATGGCATGGGATTGGAAATGGCACGATGGGGGAGACCAATAATTAGCCTTTCGCCTTTCCATTGCACAATCACCTGCTCAGGGCAATTACTGACAAAACATGCCAATCCCGCAACTAATCGCTCCTCTTCTCTTGTCACATTAAAGAGCCATACGTTGCCGCAGTCGCTGGTCAGCATTTTCATGGCCGCAACACTGGCCTCACTTGAGTGTCAGGGATGACAATTCGATACTGGCCATAGGCAATATCAGTTTCGGGCGATGGAGAAAAGCTAGCGTCGGGAAACACCCGCTCAAGCCGGCTCACCGCTTGATCCAAGGCATTGGTGCCACCGTTGTAATTCACCAGCATCACCACCCACGCCATACGACTTACAACAATTCCCACTCCTGCAGTTGGCGACCGCCTTGGCATTTCCTCCATCGTCACCTCCAGCCCCTGCACTTTCCAGTCTGCTGGTACTCCTTGAGTGCCAGTCATGTAAATGGCCGGAATGGTTTGGCCATTGGGCAGCGTGTAAGTGCCAATGAGATTAGGCGGGCAACTAAGAATTGCCTCTAGTTTTTGTCGTAGTTGGAGATTGGTCAAAATAAAAAGCCTCCCGCTATGGGGAGGCTAACAAAGGAACGATGGAAAGGACTATCAGGAGTTGGGAGCAATCGGAATGATGCTGCCAGAGCTAGTGGCAGATTGGTGGATGCCATAACGGGCACGGCTCACCAGATCAAAAGTCACCTCGACCAAGTTGTCCGCAGGATAGCTTTCGTTGTAGTTCATCACACGCGACATGCCAGCCACTCGGTCATAGTAGAACGTGGTACCAGAAGCGCCAAGTTCCTTATTCATCTCAAAGTACACTTCGGCATTCTTGTCATACCGAGCAGTGGTGATGACTTGGAAGGCTTCATCAAAGCTATTGGGCAGGAACGTGGCGCCGTCAACATCCTTCTGGAAGTAGGAAGTGACAGAAACAGTCAGGCCAGCAGTAACAATGACGCTATCAGAGAAACCACCGCCGCCAAGAAGGTAGAACTCGGTGTTGCCATCATTGAAAGCAATGGAGGCAGTGGTAGCAGCCTGGAGCGTGTAGAGAGTGGGAGCGCCACTAACGGTGAAAGTGGCGCCAGATTGAGTGATGGTAGGACGGGCAGTGCCAGTGATGGAGCCAACACGCAGGATAACGTCTTGGCTCTTAACCAGTTCAGTCGGATGGAAGAGCATTGTCTTAAAAACAAAGGGGGAAGAAAATGGTTAAGCGTTCAAGACGCTTCCTTTACCAATCAGTCTAAACACTCCCCTGATTGGTTGTCCTAGAAACTGCCAGTAGTGTTCAACAAGATGTTCGTTTGGCAGTAGTTCAAATCGTCCTTCCCGCCCATTGATTGTTGCTTTGGCTGATGCACCAGCACTAACTCCCGAAAGTGCCAATGGACCAGTCAAGCGCCCTTCCATATACACAGCAGTATGATCAGCCCCTAACAGGTAGTCATACCGTGGATTGTTCTTTTGCTTGAGAGTGGCGTAGTACACCACTCCACTGGAAACCGGGCGATAGTTTTGAGTGAAAGGATCCAAGGCATAGCCACTAGCTACTTCCCAAATTAGGGTTGCGTTTGCCAGTGGCGACAGTCCGTTCATCCTCTCACACAACAAAACCAATGGTGGAAGAACAACTATTGAGCATCCGTAGATACTCTTGACCGTATTGAGTGGCCTCTAGCCCCTTGCCATAGACTTTTCCATCAGTGGCGCCGATTTGGGCTCCCATTTGGACCAGTTGTAGGGCAATGATATGGGCTGCAAGATGCTTGATGGCACGGTCTGACTGAGAGCCAAACACACCTTCGTCTACATCTGCTGAGGCTTCGTCAATGGCTCCAAGAACAATTCCCGATGGATGGGGAATGAACTCAGGAAACCGCTCCAAGAACCCGGAGTAAGTGACCATTAGGCACGTCCTTCAGCAATGGCAGTACGACGGCGAACAATGGCATTACGCACCCTGACACGACCTTCGCGCTTTTTCCATTCCAGCAGAAGTTCTGCATCATGGATTAGTTCAATGGTCCGCAGGGCTTCGTTTTGCGGCAGATTGGAAAGAACATTCAGGTCACTGGGGGTTTCCTGGATGGTTTCCTGTTCTACCAGTTCTTCGATAGCCCCAATCCGCATCAATCGTTTGACTTCTGTGTTATTACGGGCCGCGTGCCACACTTGTTCAGGAACATCTTTGTTAAGACCAGGGGCCAGTTGTACCAGTCCTTGATCAACAATGACACCAAAGCCACCTTCGCGGGGAGGATTTTCAAGCTCGGGGCGATAGGCAATCAGCATTGTTTTGGAGAAACAGTCACCAATTAGCTTAACGCCCCTTGCATGAATCAGGCGCTACGTTGCACGTAGATCACGCTCTTCTGGTAGTACAGTGCCACACCACCCACGCGAGCATGAGCGGGGACAATGAACTGCAGATTGCGCTGTTGCGGAGGGAAGAACTCCAGAGGCTGCGGAATGTGCAGTTGGAGCTTCTCGGGATCGCGCTTGTAGAACACCATCCGGCGAGTGTTGAGCTTGCCCGTAGTCTTGCTGCTGTCCAGTTGCAGGATGGGCTCAATGTTGCGGATGTAGGGATTGGTCCGCATGAAGTATTCCAGAACGGTCAGGTCACTGGAATCACTGTTGCGAGTGGACGAAACTTTTTGATAGTCAGTCCACGGCATGAGCAGAGTGTCGGGCTGCTCTTTCATGTTGGAAGCATTGACAATGGCAGTGGAGCCATAGTTCAGCAGTTCCAGCATTTCAGCAGTGGTGATACTGGCAGTGTCAAACCACTTGTCAGCAGTCACGATGTCAACACCAGGATGATTGAAGAATCCAGTGAGGTTGACAGTGGTATCACCAAACATCGCAATGTCTTCCACTTTCTCCTCATAGGCACGACGGGTAGCGGTACCACGACGCGACTCAAGAGCCACATTGGCCATTTGAGCAGCACGCAGTTCCTGCACGGTGTAGCCAAAAGAGCCAGCAATGGAGCGGAAGTAGATGGACTTTTCCACTTGGCTCACGTCAGCACGCGGCAGATCGTCAGCATTGTCGGCAATGAAGTCGAACTTGCCGGTGCTATCCATCACCCGATAGGTGAATTGCTGGGCGCCAGGGCCAGCCTCACTGGTGACAGGCAGGATCGTGGGATATTTGATGTCGGCATAGGCCGTCTCAAACACTTGCGGGCGAATGTACTCCAGTTGGCGCTGGAGGAACAGTCCCGCATCATCCATACGAAAATCAGACATGGTTTCCTCAGGCGTTAGCGGTAAGGGTGAAGTTGGGACCGTTCAGGTCAACAACAGCCAAGCCACTGCCAGTGGTCCGAGACAGGTAGGCAGCGTTGGACAGCAGGGCAGTACGGCCACTAACGGCAGATGCCGAGAATTGACCGGCATACTGCACGCCAGAAGCAGCGTGGATGACGCGCACGGGAGTAGACGGATCTACTGCACCATGGACGTACACCACGCAAGCGCCACGACGCAGAACGTTCATCAGTTGACGATCTTTGGCGCCAGGGCGATTGTTGGCATCACGAGCAGTCTCATCAACGTAGGTGAGAATGTTCACGCCAACGACAGTGCCACTAACGCCAGAAATGGTACGGGCAGAGTCAGCAACAGTGCTGCCACTGTTCCAAACCATCAGGTTGCCGAAAGCCACAACGCCAGAGGTTTCATTGACGTAGGAATCAATGACTTTGGGGCGGGAATCAGCCAGTTGGCCTTCAAGGAAGGCATCATGAACCAGAGAATAGGTGGTCTGCACACCGCCCGCAGTGGGAGTGCCAGACGCAGAAAACGCAACAGCCATGGGTCAGGCTCCTTTGGAAACGGTGAGGGGACGGAGGTAGGCTTTCTCCATCGCTTGCCGGTAACTGGTCGGAGCAGCAGAAACGGCAGCCGAAGCCACAGCATCACGCAGCGGACCAGTAGACGAATCCTTGCGGTCGTCAGCGGAAATGGTGTCGAAAGCGGCTTGAACATAGTCGTCAGACCGTTCAGACAGATTCATGGAATCACCACGAACAGCCTTAACGGCATCGACCATGATTTCACGAGCGGACTTGCCGGCAAAGACATAGGCACTGTCAAGAACAGGCTTGGCCTTTTCAATGAGGGCAATGCGCTCTTCGACAAGACTGTCAACATTCACGGCCTTAGCCGCTTCAAGATCAGCCTTGAGGGATTCGTTTTCGGCAACGAGGGCATCAGCACGACCATCAGCGGCATCACATTTGCCTTTCATGGTCTTTTCCATGGCGTCCATTTCCTCCTTGAGTTTGGAGGCTTGGCCACACATTTCGTCGTACTGCTTTTTCAGGGCCTCGTAAGAGGTCTTTGCATCAGCACGTTCTTTGCCAATGGCAAGGGCAATACCCTCGCTCACTTCAAAGTCAGCGCCATCAAAGACCACCTTGGCGGTAGTCATAGGAGAATCTCCAGAGTTGAGAAGAGAAGGATCGGCGGCATCCTGACGGTCAAGATGCAATTTCACTTGCGGGCCTGCACGCCCGGTTTTAACCACGGCTACGTGATTGCCAATGATTTCCTTTTGGCGTCCGTCATACGGTTCACCATCGGGAGTGGTGCCAGGATTGGCGTCAAAGGCAACGCGATAACCTGCGCTAACTTCTGTTGCATCACCCCGTTGAATCTTGTCAATCAAGTCCTGATCTGTGATCGTCATGACTGCCCGGACAAAGCCATTGTCATAAACAATCTCAGAGCCAGTGAAGCCCTTTTGATAGTTTCTGGTGTTGGCACTGTCCAGTAAGACTGGGGGATGCTCGTCAGTTACGCTCTTGCCCGCAAACGAAGCAAGACTTTCAGGGAGCGCCACGTCTTCAGGGGCGCGATATTCACGACGAATTGAACCGTCAGCATTGGAATAATGCTGAACACCAGTACGAGCGATTGTGGCATGAAGCCGCAAATAACCCTCGGGGGTTAGCTCGTACTTCTCAATCGGCGCTACATCGTACCGAAAAGAAGTATTGCTCATGTAATAATGCTATGCAAACTAGCATCATCCCCAGTAGCATGATTCAACAGTGAATCAAACGATGGAGAATCATCAAGCTAATTTGCTTAAGATGCCTCATGCTCAACGACGAATGACTGTTGCATCACGAATTAAGCAGGCACGTCTTGATAGTGGTCTTTCGCAACGCAATGTAGCCGCAAGACTTGAGATTAGCCAATCGTCCTATTCGCGCATGGAAAGTGGAGACTTAGAGCCTAGTGCCGTACAGATTGCCACGCTTAGCGGCCTGTTCACCATGTCCGTATTGTGGCTCCTAGGCTACCCCAATTTCATCGCTCTGAAGATTCCCTCGTCTGCTGAATCTCGGCTTCAATCCCGGCCATGACATACGCCTTGGCTACTGCAATGGCTTCAAAAAATAACATGCGATAGTTCTCCTCAAACTCCGGGTCGGGCTTTTCGTACTGTGGCTCCACGTAAGTTTGATCTTCAGTGGGGCGACCATTGATAAACAGTTCTTTCCTGACCACTGCCCATCGCGTTGTATTGCGATGGGAATTGATGCTCAGGATGCGCAGAGCATCATCAACGGAAAAGTCTTCTTCTTCGCCATCGTCGTACAAGTCCAGGTCGGCACTATCCATGGCCAAGAAGCGAGTAGTCTTATCTTAACGGTCGCCTTGCTTGCTTTCTTGCTGCTGAATGATGCGATTGGCCCATGATCGCCCCGAGTCCCCGCCCCACAGCAGCCAAGCAATGTAGCCAGCATCATTCTCGCCACCACTTTTGTTTTTTTCGTGGCGCGAGAAAAAGGCGGCCATGCGCTTGATGGTGTCATAACTCAGGGCTTCCCCATTGGCCAAGCTCGTGGCTCGTGCCACACCACTACCAATCCCTTGCTTGCCAGCCTCTTGCGTGGTCAAGCCTCCCTTGTGATACTTTCGTCGTAGTTCTAAGCCTCGACGCGCTGCAGCCCTCACGGACGATGGAGGGGAGAAGCTAGCAGCATCAAGGCTCAGTCCTTTGGG